TATTTATCCATGAGAGGTTATACGTCAATTAACACATTGACACAGAATATATTGTAAATCAATGTGTTATGTCTTTGTTTTCCCCACCCAAATGCATAATATGCCCACCCATATATATAAAGAACAACAAACTCCCTAATAGTAGAGAGTTTGTTGTCCGTTATGAATGGCTTATGCCATTTGAAGAAGTGTGTTAACACTCTCTTCATTGAGACCAGCAGCTGTTGCCATCTCTTTGCGAGCTTTTGCAGCTTCTAATTTTAATGCGTAATCAGCATTAACAGCAGCAGTTAAAGCTTCGGCAGTCTTGAACACGCTTAATGCTTGTAGTCTGTCAGTTACCACGTCTGTAATTTCACCGTCAGCATCACGAGTTTTCATTGGTTTATTATCAACCAATGCGTAGAATGGAAACGTAATGTCTTTGTCTGTAACAAAGCCTACTGATTCCATTTGTGTCTTGTGGAAGAAGATTCTTTCACCAGCAGCATTGTAGCCAGAGAAATTACCTTTTTTACCTTCGCCAGAAGAGAACTTGCCTGATAAGATTTGAGTTTGTCTCACGGTATTTGTTGCAGTGTTTAATGTGTCGCAAGCACTTTTGATTATGAATTAGAGCAAGCTGGGGATAGCCCCAACCTGCCAATCTGTACACGGGGTTGCAATATGAAGTACCCAATTCTCCCATACATACAATAGACCCCTAGCTTTAGAAAAATTTTTTTGTCTCACAAGAATACCATATATTTGCATTAAATAAAAATGTAATGTATGTATGGCATGATGCTACAGCTCAATCCAACAATACCTGTTTGGTGTAAAGCACATGGGGAAGGGGAGGCTATGTTTATTATGGACTATGGGCTAAACGTGAATACAGTCTGGCTGGTTAGGCTACCTGGAGGTGTTATTAAACATTTCTACTCTGATGATATTAGGGTGTATGACAATCCCATGAATGGTAAGGGGGATGATGTGGAGTTTATTTAACACACTTCCAGGTTTGGCTGTGTTTCACTTCCTAGATTGTCAAGTTATAGCTTTACTTATTTTACGTTTTGTAAAGCAATAGCTTTACATAAAGTTATCCACATTTTGAAAATAAATTTGTTAATATGAATTGCCTCCCCTTACCTTTGGGGTGGAGGGTGGGTTAAAAACAAACAACATGATATATATAATAGTAACACTCCTGATTGTTATTTCCTTAATACATGGTTTTTCCAGGTATAACGAAATAGATTTTGCATTAGAGATTAACCTGTTAATGACTCCTTATTTCCTTTTAGGCCTATCGTATACAGAGTTTGTCCTAGAAGATAAGAATGTAGAGAGAGAATTACGTATAGGTTTCTTTTTCATTAACATCAGTGTTCTGTTCTGGATAGATAACCAAGGAAATGATGCATAATATAGCATTAGGTGTTATAAATAACTAATTAAGTTATTTGTAGATGATTGTAAATCAATTACCTTTGCCCTAATTAAATATGGAACAACCAACAACCAAGAAGACAATAGTTCAGAAACTAAAGAAGCCTGTAGAAGATCAATTTTCTACAGCTGAGAAGTATTATTCCCTATTGTCAGCATTGAATGGGTTGAAGCTTACACAGAGGGAAATACAGCTTGTGGCATTTACAGCCATAAAGGGGAACATTAGTTATGCTAACATAAGAACAGAGTTCTGTGAGAAATACGACAGTACAGCTCCTACGATTAATAACATCATCTCCAAGCTTAAGAAACTAGGTGTGTTTGTTAAGGATGGGACAAAGGTGAAGGTGAACCCCCTCATCATCCTAAACTTCGAGAACGATATAGTCTTACAAATAACCCTTAGCCATGGATAAGCCAATAAGCATGTCCGTTAAGGACTATTTAATTAGGATGCTAGCTGTTAAGATGCTTACAAGTGAGAAGACAATTGAGGCTGTTGTCAACCATCAGTTCCAATCCGCTAACGAGGCTCTTGACACCAACCACAGTGTAGAGATATCTGGATTTGGTAAGTTCCTATTTAACAACAAAAAGGCCATTAAGAGGCTAGAAGCCTTACACGCTAAGGTGGGGGCAATGGAAAAAATACTGGCTGATAACACAATTACAGAGCAGAGAAGAAATGCTGCTACAGTGACGCTAGCCAACACACATATAACAATCAATCAATTAAAACCAAAGCTCAGATATGATTGATCTATCAAAGGTGTATGAAGGATGGAGAAACAAGTTGTTTCCTCCAGCCAAAATGAAAGCTTTAATCGCTAATGTTAGTGAGGAAAGAATGGCCATTTGTAATGCCTGTGAGAATATATCCACAAAACACAGGTCTATTAGACCAGATGTACATTGTATAGACTGTGGATGCACACTATCAGCTAAAACAAGTTGTCTGTCATGTGCTTGCCCTATTGGTAAGTGGAAAGAGATGATGACAGACGATGAATATGATGAAATAAAACAAGCTATCGATGGAAAATAATCATGATGTTATATTAAGAAAGATTCCTTTATCAATCCTATTGGAACACCTAACAGAAATATACAATTCTGGTGTGGATTACATTGACATCCTTGGTGTTAATGGGAAAGAACAGGATAAAATAGGTATTGCATTTAATACATCATACATGTCTCCTGAGGAAGATACAAATTTAGACCCAGATGAGTCACAAATAAACATAAAACTGTCCGATGAGGACTTAAACCAATTATTATAAATACAGTGAGTAAGAAGAATTATTACAATAGTGTAATTCATACGCTTCAAGAACTACATAAGGGATTCCCAGACTATAATATGGGAAGACACATAGCCACAGCTCTTGATGAATATGGAGATATATGGGGAATGACAGATAAGGAATTAGCCTTTGCCATGGACAAGTATAAAACAAAGCTTGAAATGGATGTGCCTCATACAGATGAGTCTGAGATTGATAAGATTATCAAGGAAGGAATGGATCTGGACAATATTTTAAAAGAAGAAGACGAATATGGCGACAACTATTAAGAAAACTACATTTATAAATACAGAGCTTGAATGGGCTGAGTCACAACTCACATCATGGAAAGCTTATGTGGATGCAAACCCACTACACGAACTAAAAGACAGAATTGAGTGGAAACCTACAGCTAAAGGCGGTATGTTACCAATGGTGATAGCTAGCATTGAAGCACAAGGTAAGTTTGTACAAGAGACTATGAAGAACTATCTAGCTCTAATTGAGGTGGTAGACAAGTTAAGAAGCGTTGAAGAGGCAAAGGTGGAAGTGAGAGGTAAAGGGGAATTATCTGGTGCTGCAGAAGAGTTTCTTAAGAACAGAAGATAAAATGAATGTACACATACAGAGTATAGATTACAAAGACTGGTTTATCAATCAGAAGCGTTTGCCAGACAGAGCATCTGATGAATATAAGGAATTCTATGATTTTCATAAAGACCTATGTTTAAATGGTGCAATGATGGGGGGTGTATATATCAACCCCTTTTTATATTGGCATCTAAACATTTGGCATACAGAGGTGGATATTATTGATGAGTATGGAAGGATTGCACAGAAATATGCTAATCCTTTATTACGTGATAACGAATGGCTGGTAACAAACGAAATTGACAGAGCCCAAAAAGAAAGAAAAGGCTTAGTCATTCTAGGTATTAGACGTTTTGCTAAGTCCGTTATTGAGGCATCTTATATTGCATGGGGTGCAACATTTGATGAAAACTCACAAAACATTATTGCTGGTTTGAACGCTCCAGATATTAAGCTCATCACAGATAAGATTGATAAGGGGTTAAACTTCATTCCAGAATATTGGAGATGGCAGAGAATTGAGGATAACTGGAAAAACCAAGTGACCCTTGGTATCAAGACTAAGTCTGGAGAACGTATCCCCTTTTCTTCCATCTTAATTCGTAACCTTGATGAAGGTAATAATGAAGAGGCAATTGCAGGTACAAAACCACGTAAATTAATTATAGATGAAATTGGTAAAGGAAATTTCCTTCGAGGTTTACAGGCAGCTATTCCTGGCTTCACTACACCCTATGGCTGGGGATGTTCTCCTATTCTTACTGGCACAGGTGGTGATATGAAAAAATTTATGGATGCAAAGAGCTTAATGTTCGATGTAGACAACTTCAATTTCCTTACATATAACAATGAGAAAGATACATCTCGTATACATGGACTCTTCATATCTAATAAATATAGAATGGAGGCCAAAGATAAAAGCTCTCTTGGTGCCTATCTAAATGAACCTTACACATCTGATTTACACAAGATTGAGATGCTGGTAAGTGATCAAGAAAAGGCTGATCAAATCACTGTGCAAAACTTAGAAAGACTTAAGAAAGCTGGTGATAGAGTGGCCTATCTAAAAGAAAAGATGTACTACCCACAGGAAGTGGATGACATATTCCTCAATGAAGATACAAACATATTTGATATTGAGGCTGCTAAAAGACAGAAGAGCAAGCTATTACAACAAGAAAGAACAGGTACACCTATTATATTATTCAATGATGGAGAGAAGATAACACACGAGTTTACAGACACACTCCCTATATCTAACTTCCCTCTTAAGAATAGTGATCAAAAGAATGCTCCTGTTGTTATATATGAATTCCCTATTGATAATCCTCCATATGGATTATATGTAGCAGGAGTCGATCCTTATAGACAAGGACAATCTGCATATTCAAGCTCATTAGGATCTGTTTATGTTTATAAAAGAATGCATGACCTAACAGGTGAGAAATATCAAGATATGTTCGTAGCTTCGTATTGTGCTAGACCTGAAAAGAAGGAAACTTGGGAAGAACAAGCTCGTCTACTCATCAAGTATTACAATGCTAGAACGCTTTGTGAGAATGATGATATATCATTTATAGAATATATGAAGGCTAAAGGGGATGCTCACTATTTAGAGAAACAACCTCAATGGCTTATGGAGATTGTTCCAAATACAACAGTGAGACGTGAATATGGAATACATCGTTCAAGTCAGAAGATAATTGACTATCTTCACAACTGTTTAAAGAAGTATTTGGAAGGAACAATATATAAAGAGACAAATGAAGCTGGTGAGATTGTGAGAGAAGTGTTGGGTGTGAGTAAGATATTTGATCCTGTATTACTTGAAGAAGTTATTCAGTACAATGACTCAGGTAACTTTGACCGTATCATTGCTGCAGAATTAGCTATTGCTCAAGCACTTAAAATGGATCCTATATTTGGAAAGATTGGTGGGTCTAGTGATGATAGAGTGAAAGCAATGCATTCAGGATCACCAAAGAACCCCTTATTTTCTACATCAAGAGGAATATTTAATAAAAGAAAACGTAAACTTTTTACATAATGGCAATTATACGGTATACAAAAGATGCTACGATTAGGTATGCATATTTAAATATATTTCCAGATCAGTTCAAGACTGAGAAGGAGAAGCAAGATGAAAGTTGGATTAAAAACACAATGGATTATTTTGCTAACAAATCATACGCTGAGTATGTAAAGAATAGAGACACCTTTGTTAAGAACTATGATCTTGTCAAGGGTATTTTGCGTATGGAGGACTTCTATCAAGAGCCTGTTGTAAGTAGCTTTACACAAACATTAGAAGCTAACTTAAACCTTCCTTCATATGTGAAGATGTATTCCATCATCACCACTCCTCTTAATGAGTTAGTTGGAGAGATTTCTAAAAGACCAGATTCTTTCCGTGTGAAGGCATTTGATGATGATAGTCAAGCTGAAGAACTAGAATTCAAAACTGGTATTCTACAGGAATACATTATGAATGAAGCTAGACAAAAGATATTAACTAAAGCTCAGCTAAATGGACAAGAGTTAGAAGATGAAGAAGTTCAACAAATGACACTTGATCAAGTGAAGGATGAGTTAGATAGCTATACATCTGTTGCTGAGAAATGGGCTAACCATATTCTTACATGTCAGAAGGCAGAGTTTAATCTGAAAGAGAAATCAGAAGATGCTTTCAGAGATATGTTGATTTCAGCTAGAGAGTTCTATCATATATATGAGGACAACTCTAAACTTGGATTTAATATTGAAGTGGCTAACCCTAAGAACACTTGGTTCCTAACTACACCAGATAGAAAGTATGTTTCAGATCCTACAGGTAGAGCACAAGGAGCATATGCTGCTGGTATTGTACAAGTGATGGAACTATCTGAAATCATTGAGGCTATCCCTGACCTAACTAAAGAAGAAATAGATCATTTACGTAGTTCTCTACAAGACTATGGATTGATTAATGTACGTGAATCAAATCTTGGTAATCCAAATGCAACACCTGGTATTGATTCAGTACAATATGATACATACGATCCTCTTGTTCTACAAACAAGAATGATCATTGAATCAGAGATGAAAGAGAACGATGATGGACTTAAAGACTTCTTAGGTCTTACATCTAACGTAAGCTCATTTGGTTATAAGTATGTGGTGGTTAGAGCTTATTGGATCTCTAAGAAGAAGATTGGTAAGTTAATCTACACAGATGAAATGGGCAATGAGCAATCTATGCTTGTTGATGAAAACTATAAGAGTAAGACTATTCCTACAGAGATTTCTCTAGAATGGGGTTGGATTAACCAATGGTATCAGGGTATTAAGATTGGTCCAGACATCTACCACATCAAACCATACAAACTATTAAGCTATTGTCCTATCATTGGATTGGTTCATGAGGTTAAGAATACAGAAGCTAAGAGCTTAGTGGACTTAATGAAACCATTCCAGGTGTTATATAATGTATGTATGAACCAGCTTTATACACTTCTTGAGAAAGAAGTTGGTAAGGTGTATCTAACATCCATCAGACATATTCCTGTTCCTAAGGACGGTGATGCTCAAGATGCTTTAGACATATGGGAACTAGAAGCTCGTAACAGAGGGGTTGTGTTTATTGATGACTCTCCTGAAAACTTAAAGAGTCCTTCTAGCTTTAACCAGTTTAGAGATATTGACCTTACACGTACGCAGGAGATCCAATCTCGTTACACATTAGCCATGCAGTTAAAAACTGAGTGTTGGGAACTAGTGGGTATGTCTAGACAAAGAATGGGATCTATATCTGCTAGTGAGAGTGCCACAGGTACAAACGCAGCTCTTACACAATCTTATTCTCAAACAGAACCTTTATTTGTAGCTCATGAATATATTCTTGGTCAATTATACCAAGCTATCATTGATGCTGCTCTATATGTAGAATCTAGCAAACCACAATCCACCCTATCATACATTACTTCTGATGGAGAGTCTGCTTTCGTACAGGTGAATGGAACTGATCTCAGATTCCGTGACCTTAAGGTGTTCTTAACTAATCGTCCTGAAGATCAGAAGATGTTTAACGAATTACGTGGATTATCTCAAGCTGTTATACAAAATGGTGGTTCATTACATGACATCATTGAACTTTACAGTACTGATTCTGTACGTAAGATGAAGAAGGTGTTTAAGAGCCTTAAAGATAAGCAAGATGCTATGCAACAACAACAGTTGGATCTGCAACAACAACAACAAGAGCAACAACAGCAACAAGTTATGGCTCAAATCCAACAGGCTCAAGAAGCTCAAGAGAAACAATTGGCTCATGATGACTATCAGAAAGAACTTGATAGAATCAATAAGAAAGAAATTGCACTTATTGCTGCTGAATCAAAATCAGGTCCATTATCTGATTTAGATATGTCTGGAGCTCCTGATGTATTGGAAATCAATAAGTTAGGTTTAGAACAATCTAAAGCTGCTAATGATTATCAGTTAAGACTTCAGGAAATTCAATCTAGAACAAGACAAGATGCTGAGAAACTTCAATTAGAAAGAGAGAAGTTACAAGTGGCTAGAGAAAACCAAGCAAATGATTTAGCTGTTGCTAAAGAAAATGCTAAGGGTAGAGCGAACAAGAAAACTAAATAATTATGTTAGATAGGCTTATTGACGTTGTGTTACAATTTGGTTCAGACGTACTCCCTGGTATTATTATTAGGGATTATGAGGAGGCTGTACTCCTAAGATTTGGTAAATTTAAAAAGGTGTTAAAACCTGGGTTCCACCCAAAGATACCATTTGCAGATGAGGTGATTGAGCAACATGTCGTTATTACAACACTAAGTCTTCCAGCACAATCTTTGTACACTAGTGATAAACAGAACATTGTTGTCAAGGGTGTAATCAAATACAAGATATCAGATGTAAAAACATTCCTGTTAGAAGTGTTTGATGCACAAGATGCAATAGCTGACATGTCACAAAGTGTCATAAAAAATGTAATTATGTCTATGTCCATGGAAGAGTGTACAGATGCGGAACTTGATAACACTTTGACAAAGAAGGTGAGAGTGGAAGCAAGAAAGTGGGGTGTTGACATTCAACAAGTTACACTCACTGATTTAGCTCCAATTAGGAGTTATAGGCTAATAAATGACACAATTACAAACAATCTTGATTAGAGTGAATTACATTAATGCTATATTATCCTGAATAATGAGCCTTATAATGCACTACCTCTTTGGTATTAAATTAGAATAATATACTTTTACATCTGAAAACCAATAATAAAATAAACTACATATGGCTGAAAATCTAGACAACCCGTCAATGGGAAACTTTAGTATTCAAGATACTATGGAAATGGGCATGGGAAACCAAGAGCTTTTAAGTGACTTATTTGCTCCTGAGACTTCTACTACCAATCCTGATGATATCCAAGATATTAAAGATGAACCTGCTCCTAAACCTGCAAAGAAGACACCAGCTCCTGCTGCTGCTTCAGAAGAGAATGATGAGGAAAAGAAAGAAGATAATAAAAAATCTTTACAGGACTTTTTACTAGGTGGAGATGATGAAGAGGAAGAGGATGAAAATGATTCTCCTGCTCCAGCTCCCAAAACAAAAGCTCCTGTAGATACAGAAGGTGATGATGAAGAAATAGAAGGTGATGAACCATCTAGTCCATTCACATCTCTATCTAAAGACCTTTTCAAACTTGGTGTATTCACCAATGATGAAGATGAAGAAGATGTTGCAATCTCCACTCCTGAAGAATTTCTTGAGCGTTTCCAAGCTGAGAAGAAAAAAGGAGCTATTGAGGTGGTAAATAACTTCATTGGTCAATTTGGAGAAGATTATCAACAAGCGTTTGATGCCATATTTGTAAAAGGAGTAGATCCAAAAGAGTATTTCGGTACTTATAATAATATAAAGAGTTTTGCTGAGATGGACTTAGCAGACGAATCTAACCAAATTGCAGTAATTAAACAAGCTCTCAACGATCAAGGATTTGATCCTGAGGATGTTACAACAGAAGTTGAAAGACTTAAGAATTACGGTGATTTGGAAACTGTTGCTACTAAACACCACAAAGTGTTGGTTAAGAAAGAAGCAGCAAAGCTCCAACAAATGGAGCAAGAAAACGAAAGAAGATTACAACAGCAAGCTGCTGTTAAACAACAATACTTTCAAAACGTTCAGTCAGTATTACAAGAAAAACTAAAAACAAAAGAGTTTGACGGTATTCCTCTGAACCCTAAATTGGCTGGTGAACTACAAGATTTCCTGTTAGTAGATAAGTATAAGACAGCATCTGGTGAGACTCTCACAGATTTTGATCGTACTATTCTAGAACTTAAACGTCCAGAAAACCATGCAACAAAGGTTAAGCTTGGACTGTTATTAAAGATTTTAGAAAAGGATCCTACATTATCTACAATACAAAAGACTGGTATCACCAAAAAGTCAAATGAATTGTTTGGTGAAGTTGCTAGACAAGTTAGCAAAAGTTCTACAAAAACAGGAAATAAGCCTAAGCCTACAACTTCATGGTTTCAATAAACAATTTATAAACATTAATTAAAAAAATAACAAAATGGCAATTCAAACAATCCCAGGTTTAACTGGCTTTACTTATGCTCGTGTTGCTTCTATGGACAAGCGTGCAGTGGGTAAGTTAACAGATTCTAACCACTTGGAGAGTTTTCACTCAACTGAGCCAGCAGATTATGATAAGAAAATTATCAGTTTGTATACTCAGAGTTCTCTTTACAGTAATGACTTCTTGGATATGATTAACAAGAGCACTCCTTACTATATCGATAATAACAGTGATGCTTGGAAGTGGCAAGTACAAGTTCCTTACAAGTTTCCAAAAATCATTGACATCCCTGATACCACTCTAGCTTTAGATAAGCCAGGTATCGATGGTCAAGAATTTTCTCTTGTAATTGACACAAATGAGTTTTCTAAGAACGCTATCATTTCTGTTGGTACTCGTCAGTATGGTCCTCGTTTCTACGTTATCAAAGATCCTCAACCTTGGAACGCTGGTTTCTTGTACACATTCACTCTTGTGACTGACAACCCTCAAGTAGATTACGTAAGTGCTACTTTCTTACAAACTGGTATCGAACTAGAATTAGTTGATGCTGCTATTGGTGAATTCGATCAAGACTTATTAGGTCTTCCTCGTTTAGGTGAGCAAATCACTATGTTTGAATCTTTAGGTTCTGCATATGGTTATGAGCACAAAATCACTGAGTGGGCTGATGACAAAATGATGCGTGATGCTTCTGGTAAGCCTCTTGACATCTTAGTATATGCTCCACAAAGACGTAACCAATTACCTTTAACTCGTAACGATGTTAAATGGGAACCATTTATTGAGTTCTGGATGCGTAAGTCTATGTTAGAATTAAAAGTTAAGCGTATGATCTGGGCTAAGCCTGGTACCGTGAAGACTAATGGTTCTAAGCAAGAATTAAAGCGTACATCTGCTGGTGTATACCACAGAATGCGTAATAACGGTAACTTAGTACAATACAATCGTGGTGAGTTCACTGCAAACTTGATTCGTGCTGTATTTGGTGACTTATTCTACAGACGTGTTGATGTTAAGGATCGTAGAGTTAAAATGTACACTAACGAAGCTGGTTTCGATGTGTTCCAACAAGCTCTTAAAAATGATGCACTTAATTCTGGTTTAACTTTCATGGCTGATTCTGGTAATCGCTACATGCAAGGAGAAGGTCAACACATCACTTATAACTTTGCATTCGATGCAATGGTTACACGTGAAACAGGTCGTGTTGAACTAATTCACTTAAAAGAATTAGACCTTCCTCAAACTAACTTAGAATTCGGTCAGAACAAAAAATCTACTCCTGTATTCATGGTGTTTGATGTATCTCCAATGAGCGATGGTTCAATGGTAAACAACATCCGTGAAGTACGTATGAAGGGTGCTCCTTCAATGACTTGGGGTTATATCGATGGAACTCGTCACCACTTAGGTTTTGCTAAGTCTCAAGGTATGAGTTCTGCAAACAAATTCCCTGGTTATGAGATTTGGATGAAAGACCGTTGTGATGTATTCATTGAAGATTTATCACGTACAGTATTAATTGAAGAAATACCACAATTCTAATCTAAGGATTAGGAATAACCTACCGAGAAGAATTCCCCCCCACTACTCCACGTGGGGGAGTCTTCTCACACAGATGGATGGATACAGATTATATTTCTGTATGGCACTCTCTTCGCTGAGAACCCATCTGCAAAAATAAACCAAACAAAAACAACTACATATGGGTAAGATAGGAAAAATCTCTACATTAAAGAAAGATTACAACAACTCTCAGTTACAAACTATGCAAGGTGGACTTGCACAGAAAGGTTTAACCAGGATCCCTGGAACAGGTGTATTTAAGTATCCTTACAAGGAACTTGATGGACAGTACAGAACTGGATTAGATCCAAATGCTGCATATATTCGCAGAATGGGTGATAGTCTTGAAAGAGAAATGGAAGTTGAAAGAGTTACAGCACTTAAAAAGAAACTTGAATCTGCTTTAGGTGATGTTGATTTAAGTCCTCGTTCTAGTTTCTGGAACTATGGATTGTCTACATCTACAGATGATACATTACATGTACAAGCTGTTAAGTTGATGGATGGTGATAACTACTTTGATTTCTCTAATCCTTTTCAAGAATTAGCTTTTGCATGGTTAAGAGTTCATCCAACAATTGCCTCTAGCTATCAGGCTTGGGAGCGTGGTGAAGTTCCTGCAGATACACAATTTTATGTTGCTGATGATGAAATTGAAAATGCAGTGATATTCAAAAAGAAACAATTGATCAACAAGGCTATTGTCAAGTTTGATTCAATGAGTCCTGAGAAGAAACGCAAGGTGGCAAGATTGTTAGGATTACCTGTTACAGAAGATACTAAAGAAGATTCTGTATACAATCAGGTAGATAACCTATTGAAACAAACAGAATTCAAGAATGGTAAACATGCTGGTTTAAACCCTGTAGAGGTGTTCAGCAGATTTGCAGATATGAAGGAAAACTTACTCCATATTAAAGACTTGGTTAAGCAAGCTATTGCTCACTCAGTATATCGTTTAAAACCTAATGGTAAGGTGTATGAAGGAGAGTTTGAGATTGCTAAGGATGAAGATGATTTAGTTAAATTCCTTGCTGATGATGATAACCAAGACGAATTATTAACCTTGGAAGGAAAATTAAAAACTAAGAAAATAGCTTCTGTATGATACCCGTAGATAGTTTATTATATAAAATTGACCAGAAACTAAATAAACTATCAACTAACGAGCATCAACAAATTCAATTGGAAGATAAGATTTTAGCTTTGAATGAGGCTCAGATCAAGTTGATTAAACAGAAGGTTGACGGTCAAAACACAGTTTCTGGTTTAGGTTTAGATGCTTTTAAAAAGCGTTACGAAGACCTACAAAGTTTGGTGGTAAATTATAACCATCAACCCCTAGATTTAACATTACTAAATTCTGAGTTAAATCAATGGAAAGCAAACATACACTTACTCACTCCAAAATACATGTTCTATATAGATAGTTATGTATTAGCAGATAAGGGTAGATGTACAGATAGAAAAATATGGATCAATAGAGATCTTGCTAAGCATGGCGATTTGCAATTTTGCTTAACTAACACTCACTATAGACCATCATTTGAATATCAAGAAACGTTTAATTCTATATCTTCTGATGAGATTTCTATATTTACTGATGGTACATTTACACCTAAGCAAATATATGTATCGTACATGAGATACCCAGTGTATATTAATAAAACTGGATATGTTATGTTAGACGGACAGAATTCTTTTGATCAAGACTGTGAACTAGAAACATACCTGGAAGATGAGTTGTTAGACTTAACAGTTCAAAACCTAGCGATGTATACAGAGAATCAATCTGCAGTTCAAAGTGCACAGTTTAGAATTCAGACAAACGAATAGTTATTTTCACAATTAAAATAAAATAAAATGGCTGATTTTTCATTAACTACCCTCTTCGTAGTTCCAGTAGGAAACACTCTACCTAGCTCTGGTTCTACGCAAAACTTGACCGCAGGTCAGTTTGGTATCTTTAGAAGCGATTACTCTGTAGCTACTGCAGGTAACATTGCTGCTAAACCGTACTTCTATTTAGCTCAAGGTAGAGTTAACACTTATTTACAAGGATCTAAGCGTTCAGACAAAATTTCTGGATGTCCTACAGGTTCTTCTTGCAAATCTAACGTAACAGAATGGTACAAGGTGACTGGTAACCCAGTTGCTTCTAACCAAGTAACTCAAATTGGTAACTTTAACGTTAAACCAGGTGATGTTGTAACATTCACATTACGTGCTCATTCTTCTTACATTGACACATTGTATTTCAACGGTTTCACCCGTTCTATTACAGTTGTTGCTCCTTGTTTAGAGTGTGGTGGCGATCCTTGTGCAGACGTTGATGTTCCTGCTTTCATTGATCAAGCTATCTTAAAGTTTGAACAAGAAGCTCCAGGTAACAACCCTGACAACATTAGCTTCAACACTTTCTATCAATTCCAAAGAGTTGGTAACGATCAAAACGCTAAGTTAGTTATCTCTGGTAAACCATTAACTAAATATGGTCAACCATGTGATGTTGCTGCTTTCCCTTGGGAATACGATCGTATGTACTTCCGTACTTTCGTGTACAGTGGACCAGCTACAACTGCTGACTTCATTGTTGCTGACAATTGTAACATCGTTGCTGAAGCTGTAGTTACTCAACGTGCTTCTTATGTATCTGGTACTTCAGATGAGATTAAGCAATTAGAGAAAAACTTCTATAGCTATCAAGCTGGTTACCTTAAGCATTTGTACAGAATGGTTGGTTACAACGAGAACTTTGAGTCTTGGGTAACTGATGGTACTACTTATGACACTTATTACATTAAGTTTAATGAGTATAACAGATCTGAGTATCAGTGGGGCGATTATATCTACGAAGATAGTACAGTTATTCTTGCTATCCCTAGTGGTGCAACTGCTGCAATTGAGGCAATTTTAGTTGCTGCTTTAGGTGCTGTTACTGATGAGAGCGGTCCTATCACAAGTACTACTTCTACTACAACTACTGTTTGGCCTAGTACTTCAACAACAACTACTTTGATTCCTTAATAGAATAAAAGTAGAATCATATAACCTATGCCAGAGGGTGAGAGGATATTTCTCAAGTCCTCTGGCATATTTATTTTAAAGACATGACCTTAGATATACTAGTAGTACCAACTTATAATACATTAACATTAGGTGTAGCTGATGCATCAACTTATAATACAAATCCTCCTGTTGTTTCTTCTCCAACTCTTGAAGTAACAATGCCTGGATTTGATCCTGTATTTGTACCATTCAATGTTAATGACTTAAATATATTTAATTCAGCGTCCTTAGGACTTAGTATTGTAGGAGCTCCATTAATTGCTCTACCTGATGGAATCTATACATTAACATATTCTGTTGCTCCTGCATATCTGAACTATGTTACAAAGACTATCATTCGTGTTGATCAATTACAAGAGAAGTTTGACAATGCTTTCATGAAGCTTGATATGATGGAATGTGATCTTGCTATCAAGACACAAGCTAAGGTAAATTTAAATAGTGTATACTACATGATTCAGGGCTCTATTGCTGCAGCTAATAACTGTGCTGTAGACACTTCTAACAAACTGTATATACAAGCAGATAAAATGCTTAACAACTTTATTAGAACCAACTGTGGTTGTTCAGGAAATAACTACATAATTAATTTTCAATAAAATGGCAAACTGTAGAGAATGTGGCATCAAAGTAGGATGTGGATGTCAATTAATTAATGGCTTATGTTCAGCATGTAATTATAAGCTGAAGCAAGTAACTCAAAGAATAAAAAATGTTATCACCAAGGCTTACAAACTGTATTGATTGTACAACTATACCTGTACTATTAACTGATATTGATTGCAAGTTAACAGACTTGGCAAATAATCAATATAATAATATCGTATTCTCTTTAAACTATCCTGTACCAGGAGTTGTAATTGGTGACTTACTAAACTATAAAAGGATCTTAACTTACAAGTTTGTTAACCCTGACTATGCTAGTCAATTTACCGTAAAGATGATAGCGAGTAAAGTAAAACTTTTAATTCATAAATAATTTATAAAATGTCTTGTACAAATTGTTATAACGGTTGTGTAGAGATTGTTTCTGATAAATGTGTTAGATATACAGGAGATTCTATCCCTTCTTTAGGAATAGATACTGGTGATAACCTTCTTGTTGTAGAGCAAGCTCTTATTAATAAAGTGATTAGTTTCCTAGATGGAACAGGAATCTCTATCGATATAGATCTAGATGATTATTGTAATCTAGTTACACAGTATCTTCCTCCTTGTTTCCCTACGTGTGGAACTCCTTCTGCTTTAGATTTATTTACAGCTTTAGTAAAAGCTGCTTGTGATTTACAGGTACAAGTTGATGCTGTAGAAGCTGACATTGCTGCATTGAATGCAAACTATGATGTAGATTGTCTTACAGGTGTAACATCTACTTCTGATACACATGCTGTTGTTCAAGCTGTTATTACAAAGCTTTGTGACCTAGGTGTAGATCTAGCTGCATTAGCTCTTGATTTAGATACTAACTATGTAAAGCTTTCTGATCTAAACTCTCTAATTCAAGCTTACTTAGATAGCCTTGCTCCTACACAGAACTATACAAGGA